CTAGTCAGGTTGTAGATGATGCTACTAAGGCTTCCGAAGAATATGGATTACAGGTATCTCGAGCTATAGAGCAGGAATGGTTTAATCAGGGGAGGACTAGCGGTAATAGGTATTTAACACATTGGAATAATTTTAATAGATTAAGGTTATACGCAAGAGGAGAACAGTCTGTACAAAAATATAAAGATGAGTTATCAATTAATGGTGATTTATCTTATTTGAATTTAGATTGGACACCCGTACCTATACTGTCAAAATTTGTTGATATAGTTGCTAATGGTATTTCTCAAAAAACCTATGATGTAAAAGCATTTGCGCAAGATCCAGAGTCTGTTAAAAAGAAAATGGATTATGCAACGTCTCTGCAATTTGACATGATTAACCAGCCACTAATACAAGACGTATTACAAAAGACTGGTACTAATATATCCAAATCAAATGTACCTGCTGAAGATTTACCGGCATCTCAAGAAGAATTAGAATTACACATGCAACTTTCCTACAAACAATCTATTGAGATTGCAGAAGAGGAAGCAATTAATACAGTGTTAAAAACTAATAAATATGATCTTACTAGAAAGAGATTAAATTACGATTTAACAACTATAGGGATTGCAGCGGTTAAAACATCGTTTAATAAATCAGAGGGGATTGTTGTTGACTATGTAGACCCCGCTTACTTAGTTTATTCATATACAGAAGACCCTAACTTTGAAGACATTTATTATGTTGGCGAAGTTAAAGCGGTAACAATACCAGAATTAAAAAAAGAATTCCCATATATATCAGAGGATGAACTTCTAAAGATACAACAAATGCCTGGTAATAGACAATATATTCAGGGATGGGGTAACTACGATGAGAATACCGTACAAGTATTATATTTTGAATATAAGACTTATATGAATCAAGTATTCAAAATAAAACAAGGAGATAATGGATTAGAGAAGGTTATTCAAAAGACTGATTCTTTTAATCCACCTCCAAATGATAACTTTGAAAAAGTATCAAGAACAATAGAGGTGTTATATACTGGGGCTAAAATTATAGGCACAGATATGATGCTAGAATGGAAGTTGTCAAATGATATGACTCGCCCACAAGCAGATACCACGAGAGTTAAAATGAATTATACTATTGTCGCACCTAGAATATATAAAGGTAGAATTGATTCAATTGTTACTAAATGTATTTCTTTTGCAGATATGATCCAATTGACTCATTTAAAACTTCAACAAGTTATGTCAAGAGTAGTACCTGATGGGGTATTCTTAGATGTAGATGGTTTGATGGAAGTTGATTTGGGTAATGGAACAAAATACAATCCGGCAGAAGCATTAAATATGTATTTCCAAACTGGTAGTATTGTGGGTAGATCTTTAACTCAAGATGGCGAAATAAACAGAGGTAAAGTACCTATTCAAGAATTAACAACATCAAGTGGCCAAGGCAAGATACAAAGTTTAATACAAACTTATCAGTACTACTTGCAGATGATTAGAGATGTTACAGGACTTAACGAAGCAGTTGATGGCAGCAAGCCAGATTCTAACGCTTTGGTAGGATTACAGAAAATAGCAGCGAACGCCTCTAATGTGGCAACCCGTCATATAAAAGATGCAAGTATATATTTAACTACAAGAATATGTGAGAATATATCATTGCGAGTTGCTGATTGTTTAAATAATCCTTTAACTGCAAATTCATTAAAGCAAAGTATATCAACTTATAACGTAGAAGTTTTAAAAGAAATTGAAAATCTAAATCTGCATGACTTTGGTATTTTCTTAGAAATTGAACCAGACGAAGAAGAAAAAGCGCAATTAGAACAAAACATACAAGTTTCTTTACAAAACCAAGGAATTGATTTAGAAGATGCGATTGATATAAGACAAGTTAGAAATCTTAAACTAGCAAATCAATTATTAAAGTTAAAAAGAAAAAAGAAGCAAGAACAGGTACAACAACAACAATTAGCAAATATACAAGCACAAGCAGATGCTAATTCACAAAATGCTGAGAAAGCAGCGTTGTTTGAAGTACAAAAACAAGAAGCTTTAGCTCAGACACAAATACAAATAGAACAGGCTAAATCTCAACTTGAAATGCAAAGACTGCAAACTGAGGGACAAATTAAAAAACAATTAATGGCAGAACAGTTTAATTACGATATGCAATTAGCGCAATTAAAGGTTCAGGCGGACACAAATAAGTTCAATCAATTAGAAGATAGAAAAGACGAAAGAACTAAGATACAAGCTACACAACAGTCAGAATTAATAGATCAACGTAAGAATGACTCTTTGCCAAAAGACTTTCAGAATAGCGCGGAAAATTTAATGAATGATTTGGGAGGCATGTTACAAATGGAATAAACTTATTAACCAATTTTATATTATCATATTATGTCACAAGAAGTAAAACAAGAAGGTGAATTTAAATTAAAAGCAAAGAAACCTTCACCAAAAAAACTAAACAAAACAGATGAGCCTATTAAGGTTGATTTGACACAAAAGCAAGAGGAGCCAATAAAAGTAGTAATCCCTAAAGAAGAAACAGATGCCATTCAAGAGCAAAGCACAAATGAAAGCATGTTACGCGATAAACAACCCGAATTGGGATTGCAAGAAGTGGTCGAAGGAAACCAAGGGGCCACTGAAAATGTTATTGAAGAAATCTTCGAACAAGAAATAAAACAAGAAGTTGCAGATATTAAAGAAGAACTGCAATTTCATACTCAAGAGCAAACAAAGAATAATGTAGAATTACCTGAGAATATAGAAAAGTTAGTTTCTTTTATGCAGGAAACTGGTGGAACTATCGAAGATTACGTTAGATTAAATGCGGATTATTCAAATGTAAATAATATTGCTCTATTAAAAGAATATTATAAGAATACAAAACCGCACTTAGATGCGGAAGAAGTAGAATTCTTATTAGAGGATAAGTTCTTCTTTGATGAGGACATCGATGATGAAAGAGACATCAAATTAAAGAAATTGGCCTTCAAAGATGAGATTTCTAAAGCAAGGAATTTCTTGGAAGAAGCAAAGAAAAAATATTATGCAGAAATCAAGGCGAGACCTGGGGTTAATGCAGAACAACAAAAAGCTGTTGATTTTTTTAACAGATATAATAACGAGCAAAACAAAGTGGCTCAACAACAAGATGCGTTTAAAAAACAAACATCTAATCTTTTCAACAACGAATTCAAAGGTTTTGAATACAACTTAGGAGAAAAAAGATTTAGATATAATGTTCAGAATCCAAATCAAGTTGCCGAAACTCAATCAAATATACAAACCTTCATCGGAAAGTTTCTGGATAAAGAAGGTAATGTAACAGATGTGCCGGGTTATCACAAGGCTTTGTATTCAGCAATGAATGCTGACAAAATAGCTGCTCATTTTTATGAACAAGGGAAAGCTGACGCTGTTAAACAAGTTGTTAGCAATTCCAAAAATCCAAGTGCAGATGCTCCTAGAACTGCTAGCGAGCCATTCATTAATGGATTTAGAGTCAAATCTATAAGTGGCGAGGATACCTCTAAATTAAGGATCCAAACAAAAAAATTTTAACAATTAAAAATTAAAAACTATGGCAAATGTAACGCCTCAATTCGGTTCAATTAAACCGTCTCAAAAACAGCAAGCATTAGAAACAAACTACTTAAACTTTACGAATGGTAGTGGTAATGACTTTGCGCAACAATATTTACCAGAAATCTACGAACAAGAAGTAGAGAGATATGGTAATAGAACTTTATCTGGTTTCTTACGTATGGTAGGAGCTGAAATGCCAATGTCTTCTGATCAAGTTGTTTGGTCTGAACAAAACAGATTACATATTGCGTATAATAACGTAACTTGCGCTTCTGCTACAACTTTAACTTTTGTTACTGGTGGTACAGGATCTGCTTTTGTTAATAACGTTATTTCTATTGGACAAACTTTAGTGGTTATGAGTCCTTCTACAGGAAAAGAACTTAAGGTTTATGTTACAGATTCAACTGCTCTTGCGGGTACCCCAGGTACTACTAATGCTAGTGGCGGGGCAACTAATCCGGCTATTATTACTGTTAAACCTTATACTCAATTAGATTTAGTTGGTGGTAGTGGTGGCGCTGTTAACTTTACAAGCGCAACAGATCTTAAAATCTTTGTATATGGTTCTGAATTCAAAAAAGGAACAACTGATGCTACTTTAAACTCTGTAGTTCCTTCATTTACTCAATACAGCAATTCGCCAATTATTGTTAGAGAAAGATACCAAATTTCTGGTTCTGACACTGCTCAAATTGGATGGGTTGAGGTTGCTACTGAAGATGGTGCTTCTGGATATTTATGGTATTTGAAAGCAGAATCTGAAACAAGATTGCGTTTTGAAGATTACTTAGAAATGTCTGTAATCGAAGGTGAATTAGTTTCTGGTGGTTCTACATTAGGGTCTAATCAAATTAAAGGTACGCAAGGTCTTTTCTCTGCTGTTAAAGAAAGAGGTAATGTTGTAAACAACTTCTCTGCTGCTAGTGGACTTAACGATTTTGATTCAATCTTAAAAAACTTAGATACTCAGGGAGCTATTGAAGAGAACATGCTATTCTTAAACCGCGCAACTTCTCTTGACTTTGATGATATGCTTGCATCTTTATCTTCTGGTGCAGCAGGTGGTGTAGCTTATGGTTTGTTTGAAAACTCGGAGCAAATGGCATTGAACTTAGGATTCTCTGGTTTCCGTCGTGGATCTTATGATTTCTACAAAACTGACT